GGCTACGCCAGACAGCCAAATGCCCGTCTTGGTGGATGCCACACCACCGCCACTTGCGGTAGCGAAAGAGGTCAATCCTCTAAGCATTGACTCAACACCATCCAACAGAATGCAGTTCTTAATACTACGCTCTGCCACTTCTCCAGTTTCGGCACATTGATGTTTGACATCGATGATACCAGAAACACCAAGACCATGAGAGTTCTCGGAATTCCGTCCAACCGAAAGGCCGAGGCTATCCCCGGCAGAAGAACTGTTACTCATTTTATTGCTCCGTAACTTTGATCTTCCCGTCGAGGAAGACTACGGCTTCACCCTGTGACACCGTAAGTGTTGTTGTTATTTCGTTCCAGTAGAGCAAATCTGAACCCGTTGAGGATCCAAATATGCCTACTCCCAATATAGTCTCAGATCCATCAAGCAAGGTGGTTGTCTCAGACGTTGACCACCTCACTCCGTTTACGTTATGGATCTCTTTAGCAGAACCATCCACAGCAGGTAGGCTCCAGTATGTGAGACTCGTATCCACCTGGATCTCAGGGTAAACCCTTTTCCTGACAATGATCACAGTGTCAGTTTCTCTCCACTCTTGATACCCGGTAGGGCTACTACTCGTAGGCATAACCGTAAGTAGGGCCACCCAGGTTTCCGAAATGATAGGGACGGGACTACCCGTAAATCTACGAAGAAACTTGTCAGATTCTCCGTGAGACTTACCCATATTCCCGCCCCCCTAAATCGCTAACTACTAAGCCGCATCGTCAACGGAAGCAACACGGACAATGCAATCACCGTCCATGCGGAGACCATTCATGCCAACCTGATGCCACATTTGCAATGAGTAACCACGTTCTGGAATCTCATCGAAACGAACTTCCATACCCGCATTCATACCGAAGATTCCACACGCTGGGGTGTAGAAGTAGGAATAACGAATGGAAGCACCACCAGCACCCTGTGCTGCTAAAGTTGAGATAGCCGGGGTGCCGCCGGATGTATTCCGAAGAACAATTCCAGGGGCTTCTGGGAGTAGATTGCTCAAACGGAACTCGAATCCCATGAATACAAATGCTGTACCCTGGAAGAGAGGTTTACCTTCATTGAAGTCAATGCTGGTAAAGCGAGTATCTCCCGAATCGGCCATGAGGCTATAGAACTGGTTTGGGTGTAGCACACAGATGTATGGCATACCCGGCATCAAGGCGTTGTTCGCATCCAACTTCTGTCGGGCACGGATCAACTTCTCAACATTGAAATGAGTAACTTTATCGAGTTGTGCTTGACCAAGTGCCTCAACTGCCGCTGGTGTACCTGTACTGACACAAACAGTACCAGCAACAGACTGGGTTAAAGAACCTACGGTAACATTATACCCAACGAGAGCCTTTGTATCACTAGCCGTCCCGGCTGGGGTGGTCCCTGCCTTCCCAAGTCTGCAACCAATTTCAAGACCTTCGTAGCCTTCATATGCAGTAATGCCAGCAGCGGTAACGATAGCCGAGCCAGTAACATCTGCTGTAGGTACTGCTGTGGTTCCAGTTCCTGTTGTGGTTCCAAACGCAGTAGTGGTATTGGCTGTAACACCAGCACCAGTACGAGTCTGGACAAGAACTGTCTTCGAGAGTGCGTCCAGAATCAGTTGGTCCTTCTTCTGGTTGAAGATCGCAGCGATATTCGCAAGGTACATTCCGTCAGGAGCAATGGCCTTTAGGAGACCAACCTCGTCACGGGGATCAAAGAGTTCAGCATATTCAAACCACTGAGGTTCGATCAGCCTACGCTCTGAATCGGTGGCACCATACGCATTAGCATTCGTACCGTCTCCCCATTGCCCAAAACGAGTCCTCGTCTTGAGTTTGGAAACGTCATGCTTGAGGTACTTATCAAAGGACTTTACTTCGCCTTCGATAGACTCGTTCATGAGGGTGTCGGAAAGAAGTGAATCAAACTGTTGGATCTGGAGTCTAACCAGATCTGTGTATACCTGCTTGTACAGGTTGGAAACACTATAGGCATTCTCATTTGCACCAGTACCGAAAAGGGTACCACCGCTGCCAGTTAGGTTTCCAAGGTCGGTCATCGCCATGATGATAACCCTTTCATTGACAACTGTTACATTGTCGAAGAGTTATCGGTTATCCGGCTCCTCTTGGCTTGTACGTAAGCCCACATCCGGCAGTCTTTCCTGCTGTCAATCTGGCCTCTCGGTTATCAGATAAGACAATTAATCACCCTTGGTAACTAATTGTCAAGTTATTTCTTCTTTTTCTTCTTCTTCTTCGGTTTAGGGGTGGAGTTAAGTAGTTCTGCGGTTCTTTCTTTATAGTCCCCTGAACCTCGCAGTAGTTTTTCTATTTTACTTCTTTCGGACATGCTCTTCTCGATTAGATTGTTCAAACTCATCTCATTAGCCAAGTCTCCGGCTTTAGTCTTCTCCAATAGGCTATTGATTCTGGCTTCTTTAAGCATTCTGCCCATTACCATGTCGCCAAGGAAAGTTTCCTCCCGAGCGGAATGGTCAGCCTGTCGAGCGGTCGGATGGGTTATAGGGTATAATTTTTTCTGCTCTTCCCTGTGCCCTTGGGAATCCGAGAGCAAGTCATTCATTCTAACTTGATTTAGCGTAGGAAGAGCCTCCCCAGGGTTGATGGGGGTGTAGAGTGACCTTCGTTTAGTCTCAGCGGTAGTGGCTAGGCCGAGTTCAGCAGTTCTTCCTCCTGGATTACGGTGGGCACCCATCGCCTGTTCAATAACTTTGGCTCTACCATCGGGCTTGCTTCCGGAAGGTCGGGGACCACTTAAGTGCTTCATGCCGGGAGTATATAGATCCCCCTGCCCACCTTTCGGCTTCGGTGCCGGTGCCTTAGTATCCTTAGGAGGCACATACCCAGGAAGCGGATCCGGGTAGTAGTTACGCTGCTTAACAGGAGGGGGTGCCCCTTTGGAAGTAGGGGGTGCCGTCTTGGAAGTGGAAAGCGGAATTGAGGTTTTATTCGGAGACAAGTAAATCGGAGGCTTTCGATTATATACGCTATAATATGCCATGTATCCTTGTTGATCACCTGTCGCCCCTATCCACACATTGGCGGAGTGCCGACCTGGACCCACTCCCCATCCAGGCAAAGGGGATGCCCCCTCAAATTCCGACTTGCCGTGGTGGGCGATTACTGGAGGTGGCCCGTACTTGACCTCATACTCCTGCTGGTTCATTCTCGGATGACTATGTTGGTTCTTCTTCTTCTTGGCCATTAACTTCCCCTAACCCACGAACTATCGGGCTGTAACCTTGGATCGGACATACCATTGAAGCCATCTTCTGACAGTTGCTTCTGGATGGTCATGAACTCAGAATAATGCTCGTCGTAGTCTGGGTGACGACTATTGTAGATCGCTCCCAGTTTCGCCAACTTCCTCGCCCTAGCAGCCAGAGAGGAATGGTCTGTTCCAAAATCGCTACCTCCAACGCTGTTCGGAACCGCTCCATCTGCCATGTTCATTCCCATCTTAACCATGAAGTCCATTACTTCAGGATGGTGACCCATCCCAGTTACATTAAAAACCCTATCAAGTTCAGGGTTGTCCTTTATCACCTTAGCATAGGCTCGCTCTGCAAGGGCAGACTTTGTTTCGAATTGATTACCGTACTTCTCCCTTGCGGCTTCTTGCCATGCCTTGACTGACTTGGATTGCTCCGTGTCGAGATTGGACTTGCGGTCCTTCTCAAGTTCAAGGATTGGAGCAATAACCTCTTGCCACTGATCTACCGACACCCCTTTGAGGAAGGCGTTTTTCCTAGCCGTTGAAAGAGTGCCACTCAGTTCCTCGTTTGTGCCTTCTGGGACAGGGTACCCATCATGAGATTCAGGGGCACCAAGTCCCCTATAGAAAGAACTCCACTCTTCTGGAGTTGACGAATCGCTCGGAACCCTACTGCCCTCACCCATCTTCTTGCTCAGACTGTGGTACGACATAGCCAAATCCTCTACTGAGGAAAACTTGCCAACCAAAGCATCTCGACCCTCCAGGTCTGCTGGTAGGGATTCATCCAAACTACTCATTCGTAACATCCTCTCTGACTCGCTTGCCCTGTCGGACCAAGGCTTCAATCTTAAAATAGGCTGCTCTAGATCCCTGCCTTTTAGCAAAAGCAATCGGATCTATATGATGCCGTTCCACACGGCCAGCCGCCTCTAGGTCTTTATTCAGGATCTCTTCCGGCTCAAGAGTCTCTTCTGCATGGAGTACCTTCTTCAAGTAGTCCAATACTCTTTGACCCTTTTCGGTCTTGAAGATCTCTTCAGTCTCAACCAAGAAAATCCTTTCTTCCTTACTGAGCATCTACACTCTTTCCTTGTTGCGGTGCCCTTTGTTTCGGTGGACCCTGCTGCGGTGGACCCTGCTGCGGGCCTCCTTGTTGCATCGCAGCGACTTGCTGCATTTGAGCCATACGCTGTTCCACCTGTTTCTGCTCTGCCCTCGCTTGCCTGATCGCACTTACCTCTTCAGGACTCCTGAGTATCTGGGCAGGGACATCACTGACCCTAGCGTCATAGTTAGTCGCCTCACTCGAATTCAAATCGTCAAGCCAGATAGGATCCTGCGTAACCTGGAACAATGCTAGTCGCCGCTCCATGAATGCTTGAACCCTGGTTACTCCACTCTGGCGTTGAGCAGTGAAGAAAGGTGACTGATATACGATCTCGAAATCAGCGTCAGGGGCCATTTCCTGTAAGTAGTCCAACTCAGGAAGGGAGCCAGCACGGTGCATGATGTCAATGACAGATTGGATCAATGGATCCAGGAACTCATAGTTCACCGTATCAGCAGAGGCCGATAGACGAGACAACGCTCGGTTTTGACGCTGACGACTCTCTTCCGCTGAACGTGGTTGAGTGTCCGGCTCCTCAAGGATATCTCCGAGGAAAGCCTTCTGAATCTGATCACGATCCTGACGAGCAATAGCATCGGCAATAGCATAGTTAGTGTCAGACTTGAGATACTGCGGACCCATCTTCACGGCAGGACGAGTAACCATTAGACCGTTAGGAGTAATGTCCAACTCTACTACAGTGTCATGCTCTACCATTAATGGGGGATTGAGATCTTTACCAGCAGCAATCAGGATCTGCCTACGCAGTTCATTGATCCCCATTGCGTCGGCCCTAGCAAGGTGACCCCTGCCACGGCCATACTCTTCTCCGTCTACAACCATCCATCTAGCAACAATGTAAGGACAAGTGTCATAACCCGCCTTGCGGATGACAGTAGGACCACCAATCCCACCCTTGCCGAGACTGGCATCACCAGCACCAGCAACATACACGCCTACGTACTCACGGTCCTCAGGAGAAATGACACCGCCGGGAATGAAGTCCTCGTTCTCGAATACAAAGTGAAGGAACGAGACTTCTCCCATCGGGTCACCAGCGTTTAGTTTATACTCCACATCTGGACCCGCCGCACCTTCGAAAAACCTGAACGCATCGAGGGCAGTCATTACCACTTGTCTGACAATGTAGTTAGGTCTACCCCTGTGTCCTACTTGGAACCATACATGCCCAATAGGGACAGCCTCAAAAACTAAACCACCGAATGTCCCTCGGTTCTTTTTCCCCAATCGAGGAATGTCTTCTCTGACATGGAGAGTTCCATTACCAAGGACAGCGAAGTCCCTGAGGAATGTCGCACTCTCTTTGTAGAAGTTACTGTCCGCTAATGCCGCAAGGATACGCTCGCCTACAACATCCAAAACCTGACGGACAGCAAGGATATCAGAGAATGGAGCCTTGGCCCTTAACCTCACCCAGTCATTGCCTGAAGGGATGATTGCACCCTTGATAAAGTTCACAAAGGAGTCAGCGGCATTCATGGCTGTAGTGTCAAAGACACCCTTAACCCTACGCTGCCCTTGTGAACGCTTAGTAGTAATGTCACCACGGTAAGGCATCATAAGGTCTGTGATGTCCTGCCAAGCCTTCTCGAAATTGTTTCGACGGCCCTTTAGGTACTCAAACCTTTTGATTAGTTCCTGTGCTTCTGGTAGTTGCATTATCTACGATTCCTATGCCTGTTTTTGAGGCGTTGTTCCCATGCCGTTTTCGCTTTTCTCTTCCTGTTATCTGCATTACTTCTCCACTTGTCCCTCAATCCCTTATCCCGTGCTGCTCTCGTGTTAAGCACTTCTTCTACCAAATCTCTATCAAGGAAATCATTTCTACCTCCTCGTCGTATCAGCCTCTCTGCTCCTCTTACTGATTCCCTGGTCGTAAATGACACACGAGCAGCCGTCTCATTCTGCCAAGCAGCACTCTCAAGCATAGTGCTAGGGTTAGTTAAGGCACCTCTCAGGTCATCTATCTGGTCCATTTCATGCTTGCCGTACATTGGGTGCTTGGTTGAATAGGTGTGTCCTGGGGGTAGATGGGGAGCCAGTCGATGAAGTTCTGTGAATTGTTCTGTAATATCGTGAGCCGCAGCGTCCTGAGATGCTCTCCTACTCGTTTCTAATAGTTCCTTGCGATGCGAACTAAGCGTTACCTGTATTTCTTCAAAAGACTTCCCTGCTCTCTTGCCCCTAATTATATCGTTAAGCATACGTCCTTTGATCCACTCTGGTGGCATCGGCATCACATCGGAGTAATCATTGACTTCGTTCATCTCCCAATTCCAGACCTGATCTTCTGCTTCTTTGAATTTCTTTATCGCTTCTTTTTGCTTTGCCCTTCCGAGGAGTTTCTCTATTCCTTTTTTGGCAACTTGTGTAAGTGGGTTTGTAGTTATAGACACCCCTGCGGCACCAGCAGCCACGCTTGCTGTTCTCTTCATGAACTCACGACGGCCTGGGTCCATCACTTTTGTCCAGCCACCAACACCACGGTTCGCCAAAGCCTGACGACCAGAACCAACAGCAGCCCTGACTCCAGTCGCACCAAGACGAGCCAAGGAAGGAATCCCAGTAACCAAACCTATAGTCTCCTCGATAGAGGTGTCTGTCTTCAGGCCAGCATCTGGAATCCAAGCACCACTCTTCCAGTACGCATCCTCTTGTGAAGCGAGTTTGGAGAACGTTGGATTATTTGGGTGGGAAGAAGACAAATCCCTGAAGTGGGTTCTACTTCTATCCCTGGGATCTCTAGCATAACCAGTATATTCAGGCGTTCCCCCAAGGGGGACTAAAGGATTGCCTTCACGCTTCCGCCTTTGAGCCTGAGTAATGGCATGCTGCCTTGCATCGCTTGCCCAGTTAACCAATGTTCCTACCTTCTACCACCGTAAGGAGGCAGTGAAGAAGCAGCACTGGATGCGTACCTGCCCCTTCCGATTCCTTGGTTTCGGAGGTCATTTAACCCTTTGGCTTTTCTGTCTCTCTTCTCTCGGAATCCTTCGTACAACCCACCACCGACAATAGAGGAAAGTCCGCCTTCTTCGAACCCTCTACGAGTGGCATAGTCATCCCCAATGCGAGTTATCTGTTTGCCAAGTTTCTCCCCTCCGGGAATCCCTCTTCGGGGAACATTACTCGGCCCTCTAACCATGGGTGGGCGATCTGGGAAGCGGTTGGATTCACGCCGCATTATCTTGTCTGCGGCTATTGCCTCAGCATCTCCGTGGTACGGGTTTGCTGGGTGTTTCCTTATCGCTTCTTCCATCCTCTTGAAACGGGCTACTGATTGCCGAGATGCACGACCTGACAAGTGGCGTTCAAAACCAGCCTCCGAATCATCTGCTTGCTTCTTTATGTATTCCCTATTAGTCGGCTTGAACTGATCAAAGCCTCCCTCAACATCATCAAGCACCTGCCGATTGTCAGGTCTCCCTTTCCTCGAATTCTCTGTACCTCTGGTCCTTACATCCGGGTGGTGTTCGGATCCGGGTCTGTTACGGAAATCTCTCTCTGCTTTGCTGAATACTTGTTTGTTCATGTCGATTTCTTTGCCCTTTATAGACTCTCTGAAATTCCGGACCATGACTATGAAGTCTTCGGGCAGATCAGGAATCTTCTTCCTTAGATCCCTATCCAACATTACGGACTCGGCACTTGGTTCTCTTGGGATCCCATCGGTCGTGTTCGAGAACTTAAGTGGCTCTTTTTTAGGCCTCCGCCTTGCCGCATGACCTTGTGGTGAACCCTTTGGGGATTTACCTGCCTCGGCAGCCTTCTTTGCATTATTCACACGCTGCATGTGTTTTTGCAGTTCAGTGAGACCTGGCTCAACTGCCCTCGATGGAACACTCTTGGGGTATCTATTAATATATTCAGCACTGGAAATACGCCTGATGGATGGTTCGGGTCGCACAGGTAGAGATCTTGCACCAGCACCACGGACCAAACCCGGCAACCTGCTTGCCGTTGCAATCCCGGCCCTTCCCGCCAAACCTGGAAGACCACCTATGAGTAGGCCCGCTTCCATAACAAGACCTAAAACATTCTGGAACTGCTTCTTATGGTCAACTTTAGGTGCATTCAAGTTGGGATTCTGCATCCCCATTGATCCCAGAGTTCCATCAGAAGAGTAGAGATGGCGACCGCTACCAACACGCCCAATTTGAGCGTTGCCAAATCGCTCCTTCATCTCACGTTCCCGCTGCTCCAATTCGAAGGTACGGCTCAACTGCCCCGTGTCCATCCCTGCATAGGGGTCAGAGTACAGGCTAGGGATATCATCCTTCTTTTTCTTCTTCTTAGGTGGCATCTTCTTCTTGCTCCTTACAAGCCTAACTGGCTTTTATTCTTCATGTACTCAAGCCAAGAACTTGACTGGTTCTTCGTGTACCTGTCGAGGTGGAGACGCATCGCGTCGTTCCCCGCCTCCTGCCTCCAGCCTCTAAGTTCGCCCATGAATGCCTGATCTTCCCATTTCAGACTCACATCGAAAGCCGCTGCACGACCAGACTTACGGGCAGATTCGAGCCTCGAAGGTGGCAAGACGAGTTTGCGGCGAGCCGATGGAGTGACCCCTCCACGACGTGGACCCTGGTATTTCAGTTTTGGTCTCTGGGAAGGCGGCTTTACTTTCCCCCCCGGCAAACCACGGGGACCAAACCTGGAGATTCCACCTCCACCGATCATGCCATACATCTCAAAGCCTTCTGGTCTCCAGTCCATACTCGGACCGTATATACCACCACCCATTTTCTTGCTCCTTAAAAATCCGAAAAGAAATCCAAGTTAGGAAGTTTCTTCGGCAACGATTTATCCATACCATCAGAACGAGCGAAACGCAACATCATTACCGCTTTATGTACAGCGTCAATGATATGGTCATCCTGACGCTTTGCAACCTTACCATTGTCATGCTTGTAACGACGCTTCTCCTTTAGGAACTCCTGACAAGTTAAGAATACACGGAATCGACCAGTAGCCATACGGTCACAGATATCCTCAATAACCTGCATTACCGCAAAAGTCTTCTTCCCCTCAGGGTTCACCATGTGAGAGAACTCCTTGAGCATGTTCAATCCCATGTCCTTGTACTTAGAAGCCACCGTCGAACCGTCCGTAAAACCACGGCCAGCGTCGTGAGGCCAAGCACACGGAATGTCGCCAGCACCCATACACATAGTCCTATGGGCATAATGGTACGACTCCTTACTCGCCTCCTTGTACTCACCACATAGGTAAATAACGTCATTCTCCTCGTCATAGGCTAACTTGGCCGCTGCAAAGTTGCCCACACTGTGAGGGAAATCCAAACCTATGATCTTCTTGAAGTTGGACGGGATCTCGAAGTCCTCCACCAGCAGCATCTCGTCAGGAATCGTGTAGATCAAACCAGCACCACGGACCGGACGACCATGAAGACGAGCCTCAGCCAAGGGGTGATTCTCGTACTTCTGCGTTAGACGACTACGGTCATCGTCCGTCATGTGGGAAGCATCGTCGATGTCATAGTTCAAAAGGAACCTAGCCATTGGATCCTGGCTCTGCTCAAACATTAAGTACAACTCAGTCTCACCCTGAAGGGGAGTCATGGAAATGTCCATATACCCATTGGTAGCATTCAAACGAGCAGAGAACTCGTCATACACAGGGAAGGGAGGCTCTTCGTCAATCCCAATCCAATGCAAGGTGTACCCCTGAAGTCGCTGCCAACCAGTCGAATACGAGAATACATAACACTTCGAGTAACCATTGAACTTGCCCTTGGAATCATGGTGCTTAACCCTGAAAAAGTCGATCTGGTTGGTGATGCCACCACTTAACCTCTTAATGTCCTCTTGAGGGTGGAACGTGTTGGCTGGCAAATAACCAGAACCACGGTCAGTCAATTCACCCAAAAGACGCTCACATAGCAAGTCACGGGTACTCTGGGCAGTCTCACCCCCAATAGCAGCATTGATAGGCTCCTCAAAACGCACACCCACATAGTCAGGAGGATACAAACCAGTCAAATGGTAGGCAGCCTTGATACACAACGCCGTTGACTTACCAGCCTGATTCAACCCAGCAAACAAAGTCTCGTGAGAATGCACATTGATAAAGTCCCATTGACGCTTGTTTGGAGCCAATCGCCCCAAAATGTCGAACTCCTTGCGTCTAGACAACTCCTCCTCAAGTTTTAGTTCCTCAAGCAACTCTTCCCTACTCAGATTCTCCGACATCTCCAGACTCCTCTTCCTCTATTTGCTCTATGTATTTCTCAGTATGAGACAGACGCTTGTCGTCAGCATCGTCAATCTCCTTCGTATAGGCAATACGCTTCTCTCGCCTACTATGCAACTGCTCTAACAACTCAGCATCCGTGAGTTTCTCGTAACTGGCAGTCTCAGAATGCTCCACCTTCGCAGCCGTCTCCTTCGGTAACATGTCCTTCACAATGTACCTCATGAAGAATCCCAGTACCTGCTTACCCTCTTCAGTCTCAGGGTCAGCATGCTCCGCCATTGTACAGATCTTATCAAATAAACCCACTTGGCTGAGTTTGTTAATAAAGTCCGACTTGATCTGGAGAGATGTCTTCGGCTCATACTTCCGCCTTGTGACCAACGATAGGCGGGGACGGTCCTTACTCACCTCATACCACTCAGAGAACTCAGGATCCTTACGGGACGCACTCATGGCTACCTCAAAGGGAATGCCAGCCCTCTCAGCAGCATCCGTGAAATGCAAACCCTGGTCAATCGCCACACTCATGTCAGATCTACGCTTCTCCCTTATCAAGTAACCACCCACCTGAGCCTGTCTGTTGACCCCAACATCCGGGTTTTTCTGCTCTTGCTTCTGTCCCTTTTTCATTGATTACCTTGCCTGTACGAGTATAATGTCCACAAGAAAGGGGGTTCCATCATGTTCGATGAAACCAGTAAAGACAATGTGAACGAAGTCGTCTCTCTCCTCAAGGAAATCAGAGATCTACTACGAAGTCAACCCACAAGTGCCTCAGGAGGCTCTTCTCAAGGGACGGCAACCGAAAGAACTCAGAAGGAAGACGGAACCTGGATCTGGGTAATCCCAGAAAGCCAGAAACCTTCAAAGAACCCATGTAAATACTGCCAAGCAGAGATCTACTGGGCCAAATCCAAGAAGGGGAAAAATGTACCATGCAACAAAGATGGTGCATTCCACGGAGATACATGCACAAGGGAAAAGTCCACTCAGGAACCCTTCCCCACCGCAATCTCTTCTCAGGAAGTTCCATTCTAACCCCTTGACCCACCGATAGACACCTGTAACATGCCTGTGAGCCTAGTTCCTAAAGGAGCCGGGGTTGCCAGGTTTGGGGTCCTCGGAACAGGGTGAAAGAGACTCAGCCAACTCAAGGCGAAAATGAGTTGCTATCAGTTAGTCACACCTCCTCACGTCCCCCCTCTGACTCATCGCCCTAAAAAGCAATGGGGGGAGGGGGGGTTTTGAGTGGGATCAAGAGATCTAGCCAATCTAAGGCGAAGATGAAACCTAAACAGGAACCTAAGTCAAAGAAAGATAAGTTACCTAATAAGGTGACCGTTATTGTCTGGAAAGACATAATCTCCATGTCTGACTGGGTAGGAACCATCTCAGAGATAAAAGAAGAAATAGAACCCATACTTTGTGTAACTGTCGGCTGGATTGTCGAAAACACAAAAGAAAAAATAACAGTCGCAGACTCTTTTACCACAGATTACACATTCGGAGGATTAACCTCAATACCCACTCAATGCGTAGTTAGCATTTCAGAACTTGACTCCAAGTCCCCAATGAAGTATCTATGCTGACGGGGAAAGTAGAGGTGGCTGAAATGACCAACTCCGTTATCGAGACACTGATCGAGAAGAATCCTGAAGCAGTAGTTATTGCCGGATTCGACGATTGCCTCATAGGGACCGCTACTCAATGTGGAAGAAATACCGTCGCACTGTACTCCACGGACCTAATAATCGAAGAACTCATGACTAGAGGCATGGACCACGAAGAAGCATGGGAACACTACTTCCTTAACCTGGAATCAGTCGATATGGGAGAGAATGGACCACAACTGGTCAGCATCCCCATTGGAGAAGTTGAAGAATACGAAGGAGACTGAAACTCTGCCCTTTTGTTCTGCCGTCCTTTGGTCGTTTCTTCGCACGACTGGGGGACGGCTATTCTTTGAGTTTATAGTCAAACTTGTGGATGCGGGATATATATCACTTTCCATCGTTTATCAAAGGGGGGACCCCCACCCCCATCGAACATGACAAACCAAGTCGCTATCGTCGATAAATCATCCAGGACATATCGAACACACCAAGACTCATCCGCTGCAAACCACAAACCTCTTGCCCTCCGGGGGCCAGCCTGCTGCAAAACAAACAGGACGGAGCCAATATAAGGTAGCGTATGTAGTAATATCAGACACTCTAGATATCCACCTCCCTATAAACTCAGGTCTTTCGTACTTGTTCACCATTTACAGTTGTACGGTGTGGTCTAAAGGTCACGCA